CTGTGAAGACTATGCTCTTACAGTAGCTTGGCTACTTGCAGAAAGAAGCAGGTTTAAGTTTCTTAAAATGTTACTTACTGGTAAATTCAAGATTTGCTATGTAACAGTAAACGGAGGCGGCCATGCTATTTTAGAGTACGAAGGAATGTACGTAGATAATTGGAAACGACAGTGGACTCTCCGTTCCGAATATGAACTAGATTATGCGAAATATGATTGGACTTATAAACATGCATTCAACCCTTTTGTAGTCATTACAAAGTTAATAATGGGTAAATTCTGGAAGAAGTAATATGAGCACAAAAAACGATATAACAGGCGACAAGATACAATCCAAGGTAAGTACTAGTAAGTACGGAGATGCTTGGGACCTTATCTGGGGCGAAGAAAAGAAAACTAGCATTCGTCATAAAGAGCCGGAAGATTCCGAAGAGCTTACGGAAATGGACTATTGCAGACGCTATAGTAAAACTAGATCAATGGGACAAGATTAAATATGGCTATTCAAATAAGCCGAAAGGACATAATTTCAGACTACTTGTTTGATTATGCTCAAGAAGCTAAGTACCTAAAACTGCAAGTAGAGCCTTATATGGAGTTGTTAGGAATAGAGCCTCTACCTTCTCAGGTAGCTATTTTAAACGCAATTAATAATCCAAAATATCGTTTTGTATGTGCCGCACTATCTAGAAGACAAGGTAAAACTTATATAGCCAATATTATTGGTCAATTAGTATCTCTTGTCCCAGGCTCTAACATATTAATTATGTCTCCGAACTATTCACTTTCGCAGATATCTTTTGACTTACAAAGAAACTTAATTAAGCACTTTGATTTAGAAGTAACTAAAGACAACGCAAAAGATAAAGTAATTGAACTATCCAACGGCTCTACTATACGAATGGGATCTGTGAATCAAGTAGATTCTTGTGTGGGTAGATCTTATGATCTGATTATTTTTGATGAGGCAGCTCTGGCAGATGGTAAGGATGCTTTCAACGTAGCTCTGCGTCCTACACTAGATAAGGCTAACTCTAAGGCGATTTTTATATCTACTCCACGAGGCCGGAACAACTGGTTCTCTGAATTTTTTGATAGAGGATTTACAGATGATTTTCCAGAATGGGCGTCAATTAAAGCAACGTATAAAGATAACCCACGAATATCTGAAAATGATATTATGGAAGCTAGAAAATCTATGTCAGAAGCTGAATTCAGACAGGAATATGAAGCTGACTTTAACATCTATGAAGGACAGGTTTGGAACTTTGATCACGAAAAATGTGTTATTAACTGTGACGGAATGGAAACTCACCAAATGGATATTTTTGCTGGTCTGGACGTGGGCTATAGAGATCCTACCGCTTTTTGTGTCCTCGGATACGACTGGGATGAACAAAAGTACTACTTACTAGACGAGTATCTTGATGCCGAAAAAACAACAGAGCATCATGCAGGAGAGATACAAAGGTTGGTGGATAAGTGGGACATTGATTATATTTATATTGACTCTGCTGCTCAGCAAACTCGATTTGACTTTGCACAAAACTATGACCTCAGTACTATCAACGCTAAAAAATCCGTACTTGATGGAATTGCACATGTAGCTTCTATAGTTGACAATGACAGTCTTTTTGTAAATCAGAAATGTTTAGAAAGCATGTCAGCATTGGACCAATATCAGTGGGACCCTAATCCAAATCTAGCTCGAGAAAAGCCCAGACACAATAGAGCATCGCACATGGCGGACGCTCTACGGTACGCATTATATTCATTCGAAACAAGCAACAGCGGGTTTTGATGATACCTGGTCAAAAATAGTATTTGACATAACACCTCAAATTAGATATACTTTCGGTTATACAAAATGGATTTAAAAAGAGATATAGTAAAATACATAAGAGATAAAGCAAAGAATAAGTATGAAAAAGGCACTCAGTGTTATATTTGCGGAGAAATATCACAGTTAGATTTTCACCACTATCATACATTAAGTCCCTTAGTGCATACTTATGTTAAGAGAAACAGGCTATTACCTGAGAATATATTATCTTTTAGAGATGAATTCATAGAAAAGCACTGGGCAGAGTTATACGAACATACAGTTACCCTGTGTCATGCGCATCATTTGCAGTTACATAAAGTCTATGGACGTAACCCAGGACTAGGCACCGCGAAGAAGCAAGAAAATTGGGTAGAGATTCAAAGAGAAAAACATGGCATGGTATGATACATTTATAGGACGTAAGCCAGAAGATTTAGACGAAAAGCTAAATCCTGCACAGTCATATTTTGACCATAAGACAGACTCCTCCAGGGAGTTTACGTTTAAATATGAAAGAGCATACGAAGATCTAGAAGTAGTAAATAGAGGTGTAAACCTCATTGTGGATGACGCAGCAGAGATACCAACAGCAGTTGGGCCACAGATTCAGAGTTTAGCGAGTGTAGTGAAAGGGATTAAGAGATCGCGAGTCTCTTTACTCCTGAATAAAGAACCAAACCCGTTTCAAGATATTAGTACGTTTAGACGTAATCTTATTACGGATTTCTTGCTTGATGGTAATATTTTCGTTTACTTTGATGGAGTGCACTTATATCACTTACCATCAAGCAAGATGGTTATACACGCTAGTGACTCTACCTATATTGAGAAGTTTACTTTTAATGAAAGAATTGATTATAAACCCAGCGAAATTATACATATCAAAGACAACTCTTTCTACTCTATCTATAGAGGAGTATCCAGACTAAAACCCGCTCTTCGGACAATGATTCTTATGAAAAGAATGAGGGATTTTCAAGATAACTTCTTTAAGAACGGAGCCGTTCCAGGATTAGTACTCAAAAGCCCAAATACTTTATCAGAGAAAATTAAAGAAAGGATGTTACAATCCTGGAGCATTCGTTACAAACCAGATGCAGGCGGAAGACGGCCTCTTATTCTAGATGGTGGAATAGAGATTGACTCTTTTGCAAACGTGAACTTTAAAGAACTAGACTTTCAGAGTGCCATTTCAGAGAATGAAAAGATTATATTAAAAGCACTTGGCATACCACCTATTATGTTGGACTCTGGAAATAATGCAAATATTCGCCCAAATATGCGAATGTACTACTTAGAGACTATCTTACCTATTGTTCGTAAGATGAACTTTGCATTTGAAAGGTTCTTTGGTTTTGAATTAAATGAAGACGTTACAGATATTCCTGCGCTTCAGCCGGAGTTAAGAGATCAATCCCAGTATTATACTTCATTAGTAAATGCTGGAGTTATCACTCCAAATGAAGCCAGGGACCATTTAGGGTTTGACCCAGTAGAAGGTTATGATGATCTTCGAGTACCTGCAAACATTGCAGGGAGCGCCGCAAACCCAGATGAAGGCGGTAGACCAGTAGAAGGAGATGACACCGATGGCTAGATTACGAGTAAGAAACCAGATTTTAGAAGCAGTTGGAATGTTTATGCTTGAAAAAGGAAAAGTTCTTGAAAAGCATGATTATGACCAGCTTGGAAACGAGGTTCCTATTCGTTCCGGTATGGCCCTCAACCATTTTGGTAGTTGGTCCAGACTACTTCAAACACTTGAAGGAAGTCTTCCAGCAGTATGGGCAGAGATTAAGAAGGCGGAAAACCCTCCCCCTCCTCCTGCGCCCAAGCCAAAGCCTGCTCCTAAAGCTGCTCCAAAGCCAAAGCCTGCTCCAGCAGTACAGAGCACAGACGAGAAGTAATATGGATAAAATTTTTAATTTAACGTCTACTTTTAAGACACACTCCGTAGATGACGGATCAGTAATGATTCGCGGTATGGCAAGTACCGCTGATTTTGATCGTGCAGGAGATTCTATCTCTAGTGAAGCATGGGCAAAGGGCGGCTTGAAAAACTTTGAAAAGAATCCAATTATTCTTTTCAATCACGATTATGATCGACCTATTGGTCGAGCTACAGGCCTCAAAATAACAGAGAATGGTCTGGAGTTAGAAGCAAAGATTAGCAAGTCTGCACCCGCTAATGTTTGTGAACTAGTCAAAGAAGGTATCCTTGGGGCTTTTTCTGTTGGTTTCCGAGTCAAGGATGCTGATTATATCACGGAAACCGACGGACTAAAGATTAAGGACGCTGAGTTGTTTGAAGTATCGGTAGTATCCGTTCCTTGCAATCAAGCAGCCACTTTCTCTCTGGCGAAGTCTTTTGACTCGATATCTGAGTACGAAGAATTCAAAAAAACTTTCATAAATAGTGTTGAACTAGCCGAGCCGTCTCTGGCTAAGGATGAAAAATCATTACTAGCTAGTGACGCACAGGATGGGGCTATTGCCCAAAAGGAGACTAATATGTCGGAAGGAATTAATACTCCCGAAGTCGACTTGGAAGCTTTTGCTAAGAAGGTAGCAGAGGAAACTGCTGCAAAGATTGCAATGAAGCAAGCCGAGCAAAAAGCAGCTGAAGTTAAAGCTGTACAAGAAGCTGAAGAAAAAGCCGCTGCAGACGCAGAAGCTAAAACTCTTCAAGCTGAAGAAGTTAAATCAGCAATTAGAACTGGTGTAGAGTCAGGGGCTGAGAAGCTTCTTAGCGATATGCAAGAAAAACTTTCTGCTAAAGATGCTGATATGGGTGAAGTTCTCGCTCAATACAAGAAAGATCTTGAAGAGAAATCTGAAGAAATTCAGAAGATGCGTGAGTCTAAGCGAGTATTCGCTGATCGTGCTGAAAAATCTGACGTCAGCAAGTGGGGCCAAGATTTCTTGAAAGCTCACATGTTGGGTGTTATGACTCAAAAGGGTTGGAATACTTCTTTTGCGCAAGATCTTCAACAAAAAGCTGGTATCGACTATGCAACTAATGCTGGCGATATTGACCAAGAAGTTTCTCGTTTAATCGAGAAAGAAATCATGAATGAGTTGAAAGTAGCTCGTTTGTTCCGTGAAATCCCTGTTAATGGTAAGTCTACAGTTCTTCCTATCCAGGTAGATGTGGAACCAGCATCATGGGCAAGCGGCGCAGGTGCAACTGAGCGTGCAGGTACTTTAGAGAACCGAGGCGCAACCAACTCTACGTATCAGCCTAAGCAAGTTATCTTGAATGCTTATCGTTTGATCTCAACCACCTTTATGGACAACGAAGTTGATGAGCAAACTCTTATTAACTTGATGCCTATGTTGGTTGAAGGTGTAGCACGTGCACACGGGCGCGCTGTAGAATCGGCCTTCCTTTTAGGTAACGGTACTATTTCGGGTCTTGATGGACACGGTGCAGCTTCTGCTATTACTCACGATATCTCTGGTAACGGAGCTGCGGGTACTTCTTTCAACACCATGACTGGTGCTGATTTGTTAAATGCTCGTAAGGAAATGGGTAAGTACGGCTTGAACCCTTCTGACGTTACTTTCATCGTCAGTCAAAAAATGTACTATGATTTGTTAAGCGATTCAGCTTTCCAAAGCTTAGACGAAGTCGGTACTGAACTGGCTATCAAAGTAACGGGTACTGTTGGAGCTGTTTTCGGCTCTCCAGTAATCGTTTCTGAAGAGTTCGCCGCAGAAGGCGCTGGTGTACCAGTAGCCTTTGCAGTATACTCACGAAACTACGTAGCTCCACGACTCCGCGGTGTAACCGTCGAGCAGGATTACGAAGTATTGAATCAGCGTCGCGTAATCGTTGCTAGCCAATCTTTGGGCTTCAACGAAATCGTCGCCGGTGCAGGCTCAGATCAGCCTTGCGTCAAGATCGATTCAGTAGCTTAATAACAGCTAGAGACTGAGGGGAAGGGTTTCCTTCCCCAAGGTTTTTATTAATGGACTTATGGCAAATTTAATTACATTAGCAGAGTATAAAGAATCAGAGGGAATTCAGTCTCCAAAAGAAGATTTGAGACTAAGCTCTTTAATTCCATCCGTGAGTCAATTAGTAAAAACCTATTGTGGGAATAGTTTAGTAGACTACTTCGCCACTAACAAGACCGAAACTTTTAATATTACTTGGAACACATATGCGGTTCAGTTAACAGAAACTCCTGTTAATACAGTAGTAAGTGTAAAAGAAAGATCCTCTTATGGTTCTTCTTATGAAACACTAACAACAACTGATTATCAGTACTACTTTGATTACAGTACAGATAGTATTTTAAGAACAAATCAGGGTGGCTATATGTTTTGGCCGCATGGTCCTGCCTCTGTAGAAGTAGTTTATAAAGCAGGATACGAGACATGCCCTGCAGATTTAAGACTAGCAGTAATCGATTTGGTTACGTACTATCTTAAAGATGAGCATAAAGAACGAAGAACCCTTGGCGCAGCAAGCATCCAAAACCAAGCGTCTACTAGTCAACGTGATAATGTGGCATTTCCTGACCATATTAAACGAGTATTAGACTTGTATAAGAATTTTTAATGGCTAAGATTATAAAGCCAAGATCGGTAAAAGGTGTAGCAGGTACTCTTAGTAAAAGACTTTTTATAGAGTCAAAGGTTTTAAGGAAAGCTATTGATAGAAATCCTCAAGTAAAACAAATACTTCAGGTAGATGGAGAGTTTGCTAAAAAATATGAAGAGTTTGGAAAAGCATATGAGAAAGCTAGCAAAGGAATGTCTCAGAAAGACAAAGAGTCTTCCAGAAAAACTTTTCAAGTAGACGGTCAATCTTTCCAGATAAGAACAGGTAAGAAGATAGTAGATAAAAAAGCTAATTTTAGACAGCAAAAAAGGGTAGCAGCAAAACTTTTTCCTGATCTATCTGAGAGTTACGAGTTAGGCCATAAAAACATAAGTGTACTTAGAAGCTATATAGCACTGGCTTTAGATACCTTTGAGGACGATCCAGACTTTACTCAGGATGAAAGAAAAGCTTTATTAGCTCTTTATCAGATAACCGGAGATATAGACAAGATAGACAAGATAGTGGGCTCTACAGCAGAAAATAAGATAGAGTTAATCGATAAGTTACGCGCAGCGGTAGAATCAGGAGCGGACCTAAAAGTAGACTGGACAAAAGATGTAAGCTTACTTCGTGGCATAGAAGGTACGATAGAGTTAGAGTTAGAGTGGAAAGAATTAAATCAATTTAAGGGACGTTTATCAGCTTGGGTAGGCGGCATGTTTGCTGATATAGTAAAAGGAAGTATGGACTCTTTTACCAGAGACCTTGGAAATATGGATATAACAGATCTTCGCGGATCTCGTACTATACCCGAAGATTTAGAAGAAATGATTGCTTCTACTATTGACCCAAAAAAGAAATACACAAAAAAGAAAACAAAAGGTACGGCAATATCTACAGGTAAGAAAAAAGCCCCTGCTAAAACAGCTAGAAAACGACTAAGAAAGATTAAACAAAGAACAGCAGGAAAAGATCAACGAAATAATCAAGCTATATCAGTGACAGGATTATTGACAATGTTGAATTCAAGACTGCCAGATACTGTGGCAAAGAATATGAATGCTCCTGGCTTAGAAAATAGGACAGGTAGATTCGCAAGCAGTGTAAGAGTTACAGATATTCAATCTACCAGAACAGGGCTTCCTAGCATAGGCTACACTTACAGAAAGAATCCTTATCAGGTATACGAAAGTACTAGTGGTTCAAGATTTGCGAGTGTAAAACGAGATCCCCGAACTTTAATTGATCAGTCTATAAGAGAGATCGCAAAAGAAATGGTACAAATAAGACTATATACCAGGAGAGTATAATGACTATAGAAAGAACTTATACTTCACGTAGGTCTAATATACTCAAAGCCTTGGCAGAGAAGTTAAAAGGCATTGATGGTTCTGGGGCTATGCTTACAGATGTTGCAAATAACGTTCACCCTTTTTTAAAATTTTGGGATGAAATAGAAGAATTTCCTGCAATTCATTTAAATGCAGGAAGTGAGACCCGCCAATACCAAGCGGGCGGGTACAAGGACAGGTTCTTAGGTGTAGTATTACGTTGTTATGTCAACGAAGAAAATGCTCAAGAAGCCTTAAATTTATTAATGGAAGACGTAGAAACAGTTATTGAAGAAAACTCACGATTACAATATAGTGATAAGCAAAATAATTTATTTACTACTAATCAAATCTCTATAATCAGTATTGATACTGATGAAGGAGCTTTAGAACCTCTAGGTGTTGGAGAAATAACAATAGAGATTCAATACTAGAAAATTCTGGCAAGAACAAATGTTCACGTCCAAGTCTTTTCAAGATACATAGGAGAAAACTATGGCAGTCGATACTTTATATTTTAGTCGCGACACGAAAGTGTACATCAAGATTGGATCAGCAATTTGGGAAGTTCCCGTGCTTGATGGATTTAGCTTTTCGCAAGCAACAAACTCAACAGAGGTAACTCTGGCAGAAATGGAAGATTCCAGTGGAGTCAGTAAGCGTGGACGAAGAATGTTCAACGACTCACTCGCTCCTGTAGAATGGTCCTTCTCAACATATGTTCGTCCGTTTAAATCAGCGGGAACAGGCTCAGGTGCGGCAAACGATGCTGTAGCGCATCACGCAGTAGAAGAAGTATTATGGGCGCTAATGGTAGGCGATGCTGCTTATGCTTCTCATGATTTTACGGGCTTCACTCGTGATGGCACAGACTTAGATATCACCTTTGCTAGTTCTAATAAAACAACTTTAGGTACAGCGGATATTTTCTTCTCTCTTGATGATGCAGGAAGTAACCCACAGGTTTATAAAGTTGCTAGTGCAGTTGTAAACGAAGCTTCTATTGATTTTGATATTGATGGATTGGCTACGATTAGCTGGTCTGGTTTTGGTTCTACACTTACTTCAGATAGTAAGCCTACTAAAACTGTATATGAAGATATAGATGCAACGGATAACTTTATTCGTAATCGATTGACCCAGCTTACAATTACCGCAAATGACACTACTAATTTCCCCGGCTCTGGATCAGGTGTATACACTTTGACTCTAACAGGCGGTGCAATTACTGTTTCTAACAATATTACTTATATTACTCCAGAAACACTAGGAGCTGTAAATACTCCAGTAGGTCATGTTACGGGCGCAAGATCTATTTCCGGCAGTTTTAATTGTTATCTTGGTCTAGATTCCAGTACTAATACTGGAACCTCTACAGACTTCTTTAACGATATGACAGCTTCCGGTGCACGACAGTTGATTACTAACTCTTTTAGTACTGCTTTCAAGATTGGTGGAGCTTCTGCAACACCTCGTATGGAATTTGCTATGGGCACCGCCCACTTTGAAATTCCTTCGCACGGTATTGAGGATGTTATCTCCTTGGAGAATTCTT